ATGGATGCGACTGCGCTTTCATCGATGAACTTGCGGTTCGATTTGCCTTCGACCACCTTGAAGCCCGGGAAATCGGTTCCGTTGATCGCCTGCTGTAGTGCGTATTCCTTGATGTCGTTTGCCCAGGCTACAAGATCATCGATCCGGGGGAGGATGGCTGCAATTTCTGCATCATCCAAAGTGGGCGGCATCTCGAAATCATATTGTGCGAGTTCCAGGTTGTGCTCGGCACGCTTACGGCAGGTTGCTTTCGCTTTGCAGAACTGGCAGTGGTCTCCGGCGTTGAATTCGCCTTCGCCGTTGTAGGCCAGAGCTGCGGTGGGTTTTAAGATTTCATCAGCCCATTTCATCAGATCGTCTCTGCTGATCTCATAGGTACTGATGTTGTCCCTGCGGGGCTGGAAGATCGTAAGACGGATAGTTTGTATGTCGTAGATTCCGTCAAAGGTATCCAGAGCTCCTAAGGCGTAGCACATCATCTGAGGGTTCTCTGTGGCATCCACCAGGACACCGAGACCATATTTGAAATCGATGATATGCAGTACATCATCTGCCACGATCACGCAGTCACCAGTTCCGAAGCCTTCCGGTACCCACTTTGAGAAGTCCAGCTTTTCCTCTATGAGGATCAGCGGATCGGAGCAATGCTGCTTTGCGTCGTTCACCTGCTCAATAACATAGGAAGCGTATTCATCGGTGCAGTCAGCCATCTCCGTATCAAAGTAGGTCAGGTTTTCTGTAGGATCGTTTGGATCTCTTCCGAGCAGCTTCTCGACCTTATATTCACAGAGGGCGTGTGCATCGGTCCCTTGCTGGGCGTAAGGACTGCCGCTGTCGTTGATTCCGGCACAAAGCTTTGCACTGGGCGGGCAGGCGAGCCATCTGTGACTTGCGGAGGCGGAGAGGTATGCGTGCTTAGGCATCTGTAAGACCTTCCACCTCTGCTACAAGAGCGGCGTAGTCTTTTGCATCCACATCGGTAAGGCTGCCTCCGTTGCCATACTTCTGAACGATTGCTTTGACATCTGCCTTGAACTTGCCGTATGCTTCATTTGCCTTCTTTGCCAGGATTCCTCTTACATCTTCCTTGGAGTACTGCTTTGCAGCAGGCTCTTCCTTAGGAGCAGGATCCGCTTTCTTGGCTTTCTTCTCTGGCTTTGCCGGTTCTTCGTCTGTTCCGGAATAGAATTCCTTCAGAGCTCTGCCGGTTTCAGCCAATGTTTCTCCGCAGCTGATCAGGTTGTCGATCATAGCGGAGAGCTCACTCATTTTGCTCATGTTGGCTTTCCTCCTTATTTTCATTCTGTAGTTTCTTTGCGAGCCGCTTGGCTACGACGCTGATTGCGATAAGAACATCAATGAGTTCTTCATCTGTTCCGTCGAGCCCGGCGGCTTTTTCAATGGATTCTTTCTGCATCAGCAGCACCTCACTTTCCGGTTGGCTCCCTGCCTTCCTATCTCTCTAAAGACAATTGGCGAAAAAAATAGCGGATTTTTATGAAAAAAGTTTTTTGCGAAATTTCCGCTATTTTTCGGATGAATTGTCTTTAGGGAGTTAGGAGGATTTTTCCTTACTAATAAGAAAGCGAGGTAACTGAAGTGAAGCTTACGTTTTACACAGCCAGGTGCTCCGGTAAGAAGTCGAACTGCAGCTACCCGGACAGGCATGAGGTAACGTGCGCGGATGAATTAAAGGAAGTCGTTCGTTTCGATCATGTCTGCGGGGAGTACAAGAAAGACCGCCGGAGCATAGATAACTTCCTGAGGTCAAATGTGGTGGTCATGGATTGTGACAATGATCACTCAGATGATCCGAAGGATTGGATCACTCTTGATATGGCAGAAGAGCTGTTCGGAGATTTTTCCTATGGAATAGCGACCAGCAGAAACCATATGAAGGAGAAGGATGGGAAGTCTGCGAGACCGAGATTTCATATTTATTTTGAGGTCGGGGAGCTGACGGATGCCAGTGCATATGCAGCGCTGAAGAGAGGAATCCAGCAGGTGCATACATTCTTCGATGATAATGCGCTGGATGCTGCAAGGTTCCTGTTCGGGACAGCAGGCAGCGAGGTTGTCTGGCATGAAGGCTGGATGACCATCGATGAAGAGATATCTCCTTTATATGAAGATTCGGAGAGCGAAGCACCAGAGGCTCCTGCAGGTGGTCCGATCATGCAGGGCAGCAGGAACAACACCATGAGCCGTTTCGCCGGGAGAATCCTGAAAAGGTACGGCGTTACGGAGAAGGCGAAGGAAGCGTTCCTGGAACACGCTGCAAAATGTGACCCGCCACTTCCGGAGTCAGAGCTGAATACTATCTGGGGCAGCGCAGTGAAGTTCTTCAATTCAAAGGTGTCATCTTCCTCAGGGTATGTGCCGCCGGATGAATACAATTCAGATTTCGGGGAATCGCTGAAACCGGAGGATTATTCAGATATCGGTGAGGCGAAGGTGCTGGTTCGTGAGTACGGACAGGAGCTTAGGTTTTCTCCTGCGACAGATTATCTGAGATTTGACGGAGATCGCTGGGTTGAGGATGTGCAGCTTGCGATCGGAGCGATTGAAGAGTTCCTGGATCTTCAGCTGGTGGATGCGAAGCAGGACAGGGTGGAAGCTGAGAAGGCTCTTGTGGCAGCAGGTATTGCGGAGACAACGGTTAAGGCCGGATCCAGAGCGGTACAGAAGGAAGCGGAAACACCGGAACAGATCAAAGCACTGATAGCACTGATCGTAGCGGAGACTTATCTGAAGTTTGTGATGAAACGCCGTGACTATAAGTACATTATTTCCACCGGTAATGCTGCGAAGCCGATGATCGCTGTGGATGTGAATGACCTGGATAAGAATCAGTTCCTTCTGAATACGCCGGATGCGACTTATGACCTGAATCAGGGTTTGAACGGTGTTCATTCGCACGATTCGTCGGATCTCATCACGAAGATCACGAACTGTTCTCCCGGGGACGAAGGTAAACAGCTGTGGATGGATGCCTTGGAGCTTTTCTTCTGCGGTGACAAGGAGCTGATCGAATATGTGCAGCTGGTAGTTGGAATGGCTGCAATCGGCAAGGTGTATCAGGAGCATATGATCATTGCTTACGGTGATGGAGCCAATGGCAAATCTACATTCTGGAATACGATCTTCCGCGTGATGGGTGATTATGCCGGAAAGCTGTCGGCAGAGGCTCTGACTATGAACTGCAAGAGGAATGTGAAGCCGGAGATGGCAGAGCTGAAAGGCCGCAGGCTCATTATCTCTTCTGAAATGGAAGAGGGTATGAGGCTGAATACCGCGATCGTGAAGCAGCTTTGTTCTACGGATGAGATCCAGGCAGAGAAGAAGTACAAGGCCCCGTTTCACTTCGTCCCTTCTCATACACTGGTGCTTTACACGAATCATCTGCCGAAGGTCGGTGCCAATGATGATGGTATTTGGCGAAGGCTAATTGTTATCCCGTTCAATGCGAAGATCGTGGGTGCCGGTGATATCAAAAACTATGCGGATTATCTGTATGACAATGCTGGTGGCTACATTATGAGCTGGATCATCGAGGGTGCAAAGAAGGCAATTGATCTTGATTTCAAGACGAAGCTGCCTAAGGTGGTCGAGGATGCGATCGAGGCATATCGCGAGGATAACGACTGGCTGGGACATTTTATGGAAGACTGCTGTGAGATTGACAAGGCAGCGACGGAGAAATCCGGTGAGCTTTATCAGGCATACAGGGCATATTGCTTGCAGAACGGCGAGTTTACCAGAAGTACCACGGATTTTTATTCGGCAATTGAGAAGGCAGGCTTTCCGAGGAAGAAAAAGAGTTCTGGAATCATGGTTTATGGTCTGAAGCTTAAGACCGGACAGGATTTTCTGGACTGATGCAGGTCGGTGAAGGTCTATGCGGTAAATGACTACAGTTTCAAGGAATGCCGTATTTATGGGCTTTGTGCAGGTCAGTGAAGGTCTACTATAAAAAGTTCCATATATGGATTTTTGAAATGAATTTTTATATATGGGGGTTTTATGGGATGACTTGCATCGACTTGCACTACCTTGAATTTTTGACGGAGGTACGGCGATGAGGGAAAAGATCATCGAGCAAAAGCTGGTGTCTGCCGTCAAAGGGCGCGGCGGCATCTGTCCAAAGTGGGTGTCGCCTGGATTTGACGGTATGCCGGATCGAATGGTGCTTCTTCCGGGAAGACATTTCGGTTTTGTGGAGGTCAAGGCTCCGGGAGAGCGTCCGAGACCACTGCAGGTATCACGGCATCGGCTTTTGAAGAGATTAGGGTTCCGGGTTTATGTGCTTGATGGACCGGAGCAGATTGGAGGAATACTGGATGAAATACAATCCACATGATTATCAGATATATGCGATCAATTTCATAAAGGAACATCCGATTGCTGCAATCCTTTTGGATATGGGTATGGGTAAGACCAGTATTGTGCTGGCGGCACTGAATGATCTGATGTTTGACAGCTTTGAAGTGACGAAGGTTCTGATCATAGCGCCGCTGAGGGTTGCAAAACATACATGGTCTGCGGAGATACACAAGTGGGATCAGCTTCGAGGGCTAAGGTACTCCATTGCAGTCGGTACAGCTGCTGAGAGGATGAAGGCGTTAAAGGCGGATGCGGATATTTACATTATCAACAGAGAAAATGTTCCCTGGCTGATAGAAAAGAGTGGCCTGCCGTTTGATTACGATATGGTGGTGATCGATGAGCTTTCATCTTTTAAGAACTGGCAGGCGAAGAGGTTCAAGGCACTGATGCAGGTAAGGCCGCAGGTGAAAAGAATCATAGGTTTGACGGGAACGCCTTCCAGCAACGGTTTGATGGATCTTTTTGCAGAATACAAGGTTCTGGACATGGGAAAGAGGCTCGGGAGATTTATCAGTCAGTTCAGGGTGGACTTTTTCGTGCCGGATCAGGTGAACGGTCCGATCGTTTACAGCTACAGGTTAAGACCGGGAGCGGACAAGAGGATTTATGAGAAGATTTCCGATATTACGATCTCCATGAAGGGAACAGACCATTTGAAAATGCCGGGGCTGATCAATTCAGAATATCCGGTGTACCTGAGCGAAGAGGAGCGTGCAAAGTATGATGCGATGGCTGAGGATCTTGTGATAAATCTTCCGGGTGGTGAGGTGACAGCTGCAAATGCTGCGACTCTTTCCGGAAAGCTAACACAGATGGCAAATGGAGCGGTTTATTCAGATGCGGGAGGTATCGAGCACATTCATGATCAGAAGCTTGATGCTTTGGAAGATATTATCGAAGCCGCAAACGGAAAAAGCATTCTCGTAGCTTACTGGTTCAAACATGATCTGACAAGGATCGTTGAGAGGCTTGATGTTCTGGGTGTTAATTACGGGAAACTTGATTCGGACAAGAGTATTGAGGATTGGAATGCAGGAAGACTGGAAGTAGGACTTATTCATCCGGCTTCTGCAGGACACGGCCTAAATCTTCAGAGTGGCGGTAATACGTTGGTGTGGTTCGGAATGATATGGAGCCTGGAACTTTACCAGCAGACTATCGCAAGGCTTTGGAGACAGGGACAGGAATCCGGGACAGTTGTGGTACAGCATATTATTACGGCAGATACCATTGATGAGCGGATCATGAAGGCTTTGTCTCATAAGGGCGATACCCAGTCCAGACTGATCGATGCTGTTAAAGCTGAGGTGAGTGCCTATGGCAGGAAATAAGAATCTGGCAGAGGATCCTTATGAGAGATTGGCGAATGCGATCATATTACAGGCTGTTTCCGATTACAGGGTAGCATTGAAGAAGATCAAAGCAAATCCGAGAAATAAGGATGCAATAGATGAGGCTTTACAGATAGAGAAGTTTTTCCGTTCCGGCTGGTATGGCGTACTGACCTGTGTTGACGGAGAGTATCTGATCAAGAGGCTTCAGGAAGAGATAAGACAATCATCGACAATCCGAGGGCGTAACTATAAAACCAAATCGGAGGTGGAGTATGAACAGACATCAACAGGCGGCTAAGAAATATCTGTCGCAGGCCTTCGGGCTAAATCAGCGTATAGAGAGCAGGTTAAGACAGATTGATGAATTACACGACCTTGCTACAAAGGCGACTGTGACATATTCGGATATGCCGAGAAATCCAAATAAGGGTCGTTCCAAGGTCGAGGATACCGTGATAAAGATCATGAGCCTGGAGGAAGAGATCAAGAAGGACATGGATCAGCTGGTGAACCTGAAGCAGGATATCATCCGCAGGATCCGTGCAGTGGAGGAGCCGGAGCTTCAGACGATACTGGATCTCAGGTACCTTGCTTACATGCGATGGGAAGAGATAGCGATCGAGCTGGGATACGGTATCGACAACGTGTATCATCTGCATAGGAAAGCATTGGATGAAATTAAGATTCCGAAAACTTTACAGTAGATTACAGTAAATTACAGTTCGCCTATGTGATATTGTTATAATGGCGAAAAGGTAAAATGAAAGAGGCTCTGAGGGAGAAATCCTTCGGAGCCTTTGCTATAGGTGGTGATGCAATGCCAATGAAACCGAAACGACCGTGCAGTTATCCGGGCTGTCCTAATCTTACTGATGGACGGTTCTGTCCGAAGCATCAGAAGCAGGTCAACAGTAGCTATGAAAAGTACGGCAGAGAAAAAGCCACGAAGAAAAGATATGGTCGTGCATGGAAGCGGATCCGTGACAAGTATGCTGCGGAGCATCCCTTCTGTGAGCTGTGTTTTGATCGTGGAATCATCGTACCGACAGAAGAGATCCATCATAAAAGACCGCTGAGTGAAGGTGGCACTCACGATCGGAGCAATCTGATCGCACTGTGCAAGTCGTGTCACTCGCAGATACACGCTAAGCGAGGGGATTATTGGGGAGGGCGTGGATGATGCGCATACCCCAGGGGGAGTCGGAATCCCTACAGCCCTGGCTTCTATAGAACGGCGGGGGGGGCTCACGTGTAAAATCGCGAAATTGAAAGTGAAAATCCCTATGCAATAGTAACCGAAATGGTTACTCAAATAAAGCTATCATGATTTTGGTAAAGAAAATATTGACCACTGCGATTTCCCGCTGTATAATACAAGTGAGAAAGAGGGATCCTTATTAAAGAAGGAGGCAAGAACAATGGTTGATATGAATGTAATGATTGCAAATAATATACTGACACTGCTAAAGAGCCAAAACAGAAAACAGATCGATCTTGCAGATGCGCTTAAGACCAATAAGCAGACGGTAAACAAGATGCTTAATGGTACACGCATGATTAATGCCGTTGAGCTTAAAGCTATCGCAGACTACCTGGGTGTAAGGATGGAGGAGCTTACTAAAATATCTAAAGCACACTCCGACACTAATGTTGTTCATGCGTTTATGGGAAAGGTTCAGTCTGAACAAGCGAAGCAGGCACTGCAAATCGCTGATGAGCTTTCAGATATGATCCTGTTTCACAAAAGAGTCCGTGAAAATGGCAATGCCATGATGGTTGCCTGGGAGGATGATTAATGGGAAATGTTTTTGAGGAAAGCTTATTCAGTAAGCAACCAAAGCAATTCGAAAAAATAGATTCTCTGGCTAAAGCTTTTGCGGCAAACTATTGTGGGAGCTCAATTATTCGTGATTCTATCTTCGGAATGGTATCGAATTATGCAAGAAAACGGGAATTGTCTTTGGAGATACTCAGGTATCCGTTCAAAGATGATGAACTTTGGGCGTTTACGTTTGTAAAAAAAGACACCCTGTTTCTTTGCGTTAATTCTGAACTTGCCATATGCAAACAGATTTTTGCAGTAGCACATGAGTTGTATCATATTCACTGCTATGCAGAAGATATTGATCCTGATACGATTGCATGCGGATCATTATTGGATTCTAAAACCGTCGATGACCTGGCTGTGTCAAAGGAAGATCTTGAGGCAAATGCATTCGCAGGATTATTATTGATGCCTGATAATATGCTGGATGAGCAGCTTAAGCTATATGGCATAGTGGGAGAAAAGATTTCTGTAGATGATGTTTTGACTTTGATGGATTTGTTTGCACTTCCATATAAAGCCGTTGTATTACGTCTTGCGGAAAATCACAATATCACGCCCGCTAAAACGAAGGAGCTGCTCATGGTTGATGCTGCTTTTGTGTCTGAACGGATAATGCTTACCGGAAAGGCACTGGGATGGCAGCAGGACAGCAGGGAGCTTTCATATTTTGGCAGTTTGCTTGATAACATGGAGCACAACAGTGAAAATGATCTGCTGACTGATAGCCGGGAGGAGTCAGATAAACAGTACTTGGAGAGAATCAGAAAGGACTTTCGTAAGGAAAGTTAAGGTGGAGTGTATGACAAAGGAAAAATATGCTCTTCTGGATACTGATTTCATTTCCAAGACCCATCTGATCCGAAAGGATGATCAGAATAAAATGATCGATCGGGTAATGGAACTGCCTGAATATCGGTTTTATTGCCACGAACAGATAAGGACAGAACTTGCCAGGCATGATATCGGTGATTCTCCCGAGTGGCTAGAAACGAAGATTTCTGATGGGTCTGTTCATTGTATATCTGATGAGGAAATCATAGATGAACTGCATGCCATTTATTCAGATTCTGCCGAGGCGATGTATGCAAACATGCTCAGAAATGGATGCGAAGCATATGAAAGTGGTTATTTTGAAAAGAACTTTACACGGCTGCGGGTATTAGATTATCAGTCGATATCGAAAGATGCTTTCCTTCAGGAACTAAAAGCTGATTGTGATGAAATTGGTGAAGGGAATAACCTTGGAGAACTCAAGAGCTATGTACTTCTTCAAACAATGAGTACAAAACTTGGAGAGCAAGTCTATGTTTTTTGTTCTGACGATAAAAATGCCAGAAGTGGAATAGTAAGTCTTGGTGGAGCAAGATGTATCAGCGTACTGTCAGCGTTTATGCGACTTCACAACGAAGGAGTTCTCTTGAAAGAGGACGCTGAGCCATACCTTCAGGCATACCTTAGTGAATGCAGGAAGCATAATCAGACCACCTTCAGAGTCCATGATACATCAAAACAGATGCGCATGTGCAGGATTCCGTGCGAACAGGTAATTGAGGAAATGTATGGTGGTAAGTTGGAGGTATTGCAGAACGGAAATCTGAGATATAAACAGTAAAATGTGTAGACGAGATGATTAAAGGATCATGTGAAGAGCATGGTCCTTTTCTTATACCCAAAATCCGGAGAAAGGAGGGAACCCCTTATGGGAGCAGGCAGAAAGCCGAAGCCTACAGCTATGAAAGAGCTGGAAGGTAATCCGGGAAAGCGAAAACTGAATAAGAAAGAACCGATGCCAGGTAAGGGAATGCCCGACTGTCCGAAGTGGTTATTACCAGATGCTCAGGAAGAGTGGAAAAGGCTCTGTGAAAAACTGAATCAGATGGGCGTGCTTACCGAGGTGGACAGATCTGCCTTTGCAGCATACTGTCAATCCTACGCTCGTTGGAAAGAAGCTCAGGATCACATTAATTCCGAGGGAGCTACTTACGAGACTGAGAACGGGATGCAGAGACCGAATCCATGGGTTGCTATCTGTAACACGGAACAGCGACTTATGATGCAGGCGGCATCTGAGTTTGGACTTACGCCTTCAGCCAGATCAAGGATTATGGCGGCATCCGGTATTGGGAAGGATGATGAGGATGAAATGGAATCTTTGCTTGGGGGTGATTCCTGATGGCAAAAGAAACAAGGCCTAAGGGTTATCCCAAGCTGAAGAATTATAAGCCGTCGCAGTTTATGCTTCCGACTTCTCATTATGATAAGGCGAAAGCAGACCGGGCGGTAAGGTTCATCGAGAACCTTTGTCATACCAAAGGAAAATGGGCTGGAAAGAGGTTCTGGTTATTACCCTGGCAGGAACAGTTGATTCGGGATATCTTCGGAATCGTCAAGCCTGACGGGAACAGGCAGTTTCGGACAGCTTTTGTGGAAATATGCAAAAAGGTAGGTAAGAGCGAATTGGCAGCAGCCGTCGCTCTTTATCTTTTATATGCAGATAACGAACCATCAGCAGAGGTGTACGGAGCCGCCGCTGACAGGCAACAGGCTTCCATCGTATTCGATGTGGCAAGGCAGATGGTGGAGATGTCACCGGCTCTTTTGAAGAGATCGAAGCTGATGACAGCGACAAAGAGAATAGTAAACTACGGAAACGCCGGATATTACCAGGTGCTCAGTGCAGAGGTCGGGGGTAAACACGGTTTTTCAGTATCGGGGCTTGTGTTTGATGAGATTCATACTCAGCCGAACAGGCAGTTATATGATGTTCTGACCAAAGGTAGTTCTGACGCAAGACAGAATCCTTTGCACTTCATCATAACCACGGCAGGCACGGACAGGCATTCAATCGCTTTCGAGTTACACACGAAGGCGGTTGATATTCTGGAAGGACGGCGTGTGGATCCGACTTTTTATCCTGTGGTCTACGGATTGAAGGATGATGAAGATTGGGAAGATGAAGCGAATTGGTACAAAGTTAATCCCTCTCTGGGATATACCGTGGATATCGAGCGTTTGCGAGATGCTTACCGTGAGGCAAAACAGAACCCGGCAGATGAGGTCACCTTCAAATGGCTAAGACTGAATATGTGGGTATCAAGTACAGTGGCGTGGATACCTGATGCGATATTCATGAAGGGCGCTGAAGAGATCGACATGGCAGCGCTGGAAGGAAGAGATTGTTACGCTGGTTTAGATCTTTCAAGTACGGGAGATATCACAGCCTTGGTATTGATGTTTCCTCCGAGGGATGCGGATGAGAAGTATATTCTGCTTCCGTTCTTCTGGGTACCGGAAGAAACGATACCGCAGAGGGTGAAGGCTGCTTCTGTTCCTTATGATGTTTGGGAACGGCAGGGGTATCTGTTATCGACAGAAGGCAACGTGATCCATTATGACTTCATTGAGCATTTCATCAATGAGCTTGCTGAGAAGTATCACATTTTGGAGATTGCAGTAGATAGATGGAATGCGACACAGATGATCCAGAACCTTGAAGGAGACGGATTTACAATGGTTCCATTCGGCCAGGGTTTTGCGAGTATGTCGGGTCCGACGAAAGACTTCTATCGATTATTGATGGAAGGTCAGATCATTCACGGCGGACAT